ACGCTGGCCGAACTGATCGTCCAGCTCTACAAGGGGCCGTGGGTGGAGGCCCTGTTCACCAACACCTTCCTGCTCACCCGCATCCAGCAGAAGCAGGGCGCGGGTGAGGGAGTCCGCTGGCCGGTGCGCTATGGAGGCAACACCTCTGCCGGCTCCTACGCGGAGACCGACTCCGGCGCGGGAGCGGGAAACCAGGGTTTCAAGAAAGCCTTTCTCGGCTGGAAGCTCAACAAAGTCGAGGTGGAGGTCTCCGGTCTGGCACAGGCGGTCGGCGACGCAGGCGGGATGATTGTGCCCGCTTTGCGCACCGAACTCGACCTGGGCCTGGCCGACCTGCGGGCCAACATCAACACCCAGTTGATGTCTGATGGCACCGGCAATTCCGGCAAGGACATCACCGGCCTGTTCGCCGCGATCGCCGACACCGGCACCTATGCCGGGCTTGACCGCGGCACCTACACCTGGTGGAAGGCCTACGTCAGCGCCAACGGCGGAACTCCGCGCAACCTCACCGAGGAACTGATCCGCACGGTGAAGTCCACCGTGGAGGCGCGCGGCGGCCGGGTCACCGCGATCTACGCGGGCTCCACCCAGTGGTATCGCTACGGCGACCTGCTGCGGGCGGAGCGCCGCCAGCAGAATCCTGCCAGCCTGACCGGGGGCTACCAGGCGCTGGACTTCGAGGGCGTGCCCTTGATCAAGGTTCCCGGCTACCCGCAGACCCGCATGGACTTCGTGGACGAGGAGCTCCTGGAGTACGTCGTGCTCAAGGACTTCGAGGCCAAGCCTATGGCGAAGACCAAGGACTCCGACGTGATCTGGGTCACCCACTACTGCCAGTTGGTCTGCCGCAACCCCTATCGCATGGGTTCGCTGCAAGACCTGGCCCAGTAAGGGGGTGAACGATGAGCGTCGCGCGCATCATCTCTGATTGCCGGGATGGACGAAAGATCGCCCGTGGGGTGACCTCGGTCACCGGCTCGGCCGCCGACATCGCCACCGGACTGTCCGAAGTTGAGGATGTGCTGGTCTCAATTAAGCGGTCTACGGCCCCCGCCCTGGAGGTCGCGTTGGCTACCTGGGCGCTGGGCGCGGCCGCCGGCCAGATCAACCTCTACTGCTGGAAGCCGACTGGGGCCAACGACTGCACGCTGATCGCTGCCACGGTTGCCGTGGACGTGGAGTGGCTTGCGATCGGCAAGTGAATCGCCGGGGCCGACTCAGGTCGGCCCCGGAGTAACTCTGGGAGGTCAAGATGCGAAAGGAAACGAGTGACTTGTCGGTTGAGGGGAATGCCCCGACCGAGTCCAGCCCGGCACCGAGCGGCGGCGGGGCAGTGGACCTGGCTGACGCCGGTCTGAGCGGCCCTGCGCCTGCCCCGGTAAGCGCGGCAGTCGCGGCTCCCGATCCTCCGCGACGAGTCGGCAAGCTCACCGCTCTGATGGCGCTGCCGGAGCCGGCCCGCACCGAGGCGCTGGAGAAGATCACGAACTCCGGCGCGACCGTGAACTTGCGCAGCAAGACTGGTGAGGAAGTACGCTGGCGCTATGGCGAGCACATCCTGCTCGTGCCGCCTACGCCGAAGCCCTTCGCGGCTGCGCACGCCATCCACCTGCTCTTCTGTGCGCCCGGCCTGGTGGAGGAAGTCGAGGAGTAGCAGGTGGCCATCGACGCGACGGTGGGAGGCGAGAACAGCAACTCCTACGTCACCCTGACGGAGGCGGAGGCTTACTTCGCCGACCGTCTGCGCGTGGACGCGTGGAGTGGCACAAGCAGCGCGGACAGAGAGAAAGCGCTGCTCACAGCCTGCCGGCACATCGAGGCCTGTCGTATTCGGGTTCATCGCCGGCCCTATGGCTACCCCGGCGAGCTGCCGGACGCGATGGGCCGGCCCTATGATCCGTTGGCTCCATCGAATCCCGACCAGACGCTCTCCTTCCCTCGCAAGAAGGACATGGACAACGCCGGTGACTACGCCATCCTGACGCGGGTCAAGGACGCGCAGTGCGAAGAGGCGCTGGCCCTGCTGGCGAGAGGCACAGAGCAGGAGCGCAGGCGCGCGCTGCAGGCGGCCGGCGTGACCTCCTTCTCCGTTGACGGGCTGAGTGAATCCTACGGTGCGCTGGGCGCGGCTCATCCGGTCGAGAGCGCGGAGGCGAGGCAGTTGCTCGCTCCGTTCATTGACAAGGGCGGGGTTCTCGCCACCTCCGATCACCCTGCCGGCGAGTGGTCGCCGGGGAGCGCGACGTGATCGGCGACTACCTGGCTCAGGAGATCTGGTGCTGTGCGCGGACCGGGGTGGACGGCTACGGTCAGCCCACCTTCGGCGATCCTGCCAAGCTGGCCGGGCGGTGGCTTGAGAAGCGCCGTCTGGTGCGCAACGCCGAGGGAGAGCAGGTGATCTCCGAAGTTACCGTCACCCTCGACCCGGAAGCGGTGTTGGCCGTTGGAGATCGCCTCTCGGCCGACGGCTCCACCTACCTGACTGTGATTGCGCTTTCCGTCTCCCGCGGACTGGGAGGCGAGGCGACTCTGAGGCGAGCCTATCTGTAGGCAAGGAGGGAAACGTGAACTGGAAACTCACCCTGACAAAGGGGCTTGTTGTCGGAACGTTTGCGGCACTGGGTGTGTGGGCGACCGATATCCAGGCCGTCTCCGCTTGGTGGGCCGGCGCGGCTGTGCTGGGCATTGAGGCCGTGCGCGACCTGGTCAAGTCCCGGTTCGGCAGTTTCGTTCCGAGCGGATAGCCCATGCCCACCGTCCGTCGCCAGACCTACGGCAAGTTCGGACTCGCGCTCAAGGGCGTCGAGGAACTCTCGCGCCAGCTCGCCCGCGATGGCGAGGTGTGGCAGCGCGTCCAGCAGGCCGCGGTGCGCGGCATGGTCGAGAACACCGAAGACCTGCTGGGCCGCGCCATGCGGGACGCTCCGGTTGACGAGGGAACCCTGCGCGCCAGCGGCTCGGCCGCGGTCTACGCGAATGGCCGGGCAGTCGCTCGGCGCGGCTTCCGCGAGGTGGGCTCCGAGCCGGTCGAAAGTCCCGAGCATCTCGAGATGCGGGAGCGACGCGCCATTCACGAGGGCGGCCTCGGCGACGCGGTAGTGGGCGAAGTGGGCTTCAACACACCGTATGCGCTCGTCCAGCATGAGCGCCTGGACTTCGATCACCCCAAGGGCGGCAAGGCCAAGTACCTCGAGGACAACCTCAAGGAGCAGGCCGACCGGTACCAGGGGAATCTCAACGACCACCTGCGAGGCGCGCTCACATGAGCCTGCTCATTGATCAGCTGGCAACCTACCTGGAGAGCCAGGGTGAGGGAACGGTGGAGACAGATCTGTTCAAGCTTCACCGGCCCTCCTCCCCGCTCGCCTGCGTCAGCCTGCACACCACCGGCGGCTACCCGCCCGATCGCTACACGGAGCGTGAGCACCCCACAGTGATGCTCTTCGCGCGGGCGGCGACTCCCGATGCAGCCCTGCGAAAGGCTTACAGCCTCTACGGCAAGCTTCATCGCAAGCAGAACCTCGATCTCGGCGGAGGCCTGTGGGCGCTCACCATCGAGGCGGTGGCCAGCCCGGCCTACACGGGCACCGAACAGGCCGCCACCCAGACGGCGCACCTCGCATCTTTCAACATCGCCCTCGACCTGCGGAGGCCATCGACGCCGTAGGCGGGGCAAGGAGGAACTGACGTGGCAACCATCACGGAGGTGTATCCGAGTTACGCGAAGGCCGGAGACTCGGCGATCACCATCATCGGCACGGGGTTTCAAGACGACCCCAGCCTGACTAAGGTCTACCACCGCAAGCACGGCGAGACCACCTGGGAGGACGTCGACCCGACGCGGGTGACCTTCGTCTCGGCGACCGAACTCACCATCGCCATCGACGCGGCCAACACCGACGGCTGGGACAGCGGCCTCAACGATGTGGGCGTCTCCGACTTCGGCGACGCGACTCCCGATGAGTCTGTGGCTCAGGCGCTGTTCTTCTACATCGCGGGAGCCTATTCGCCCGATGACGTGATCAAGGGCGCGGTGGAGGAGCTGTACATCGAGGGGCTGTTCATGGGGCATACCCACGGCTCCCTCGACATTGAGCACGGAGTCGAGACCTCCGAGATCGAGGTGGACCAGTCGCTGCTGCCGGTGCGCACCATCAAGGCGGGAGAGACCTTCTCGCTGGCAGTGCCGCTGGCTGAGGTCACCCTCGAGCACATCAAGGAGGTCTGGGGCATCTCCGCCTCCATCGAGGACCTGGGAACGGGCCGGCGCCGCCTGACCTTCGGCGGCGACACGGCGATCACCGAGAAGTCGGTGATGCTCGTGCTGCCGGCCGGTTCCGGCAAGAAGTTCGCCTTGACGTTCTACCGGTGCGCGGTGCTGGCTTCGGGCACGCTCTCCTGGAGCAAGGAGGAGCAGGTCGATCTGCCCATCCAGCTCACGGTGCTGGCCGACACCAGCCGGCCCGCCGGCGACCAGGTCGGACGGTGGGAGGAGTACACCGCCTAGTGTGAGCGCATGACCAGATGACCAGGGGACGGCCGGGCTTCGCAGGCGGCTCGCAGCAACGCCTGGCTGTCCCCGGCCACAGACCTGCTTGTGGTGAGCGAAGTCGAACCACGGAGGCAACGAAGAGCATGACACAGACAGACATCAGGCCACCGACTCCAGACGAAGTCGTGATGCCCCAGGAGCGCCGCTTCCAGGTGGGTGAGCGCGAGATCGTGGTGCGCCCCCTCGTGATCGGAGACTTCAAGCGCATCGCCGCCGATCTCGGCGCGATTGCGCAGCGGGTGGCGCGGGAGCATCCGGAGATCGACCTCGCCAAACCGGACGAGCACCTGGAGGCGATCTTCCCGATCCTGGGCGAGGCAGTGGGGCGGCTGTTCCAGCGCCTGTTCGGAGTCGAGGAGTCCTATCTCGATGAGCACCTGACCCTGGCGCAGGCGGCGCAGATCATCGCCGCCGCGCTGGAGGTCAACCAGCTCCCGGACATCCGAAAAAACGTGGGGCGCGCCCTCCAGCTCGCGAAGACGACGGCGATTCCGTAAGTCTCGGCTGGGCGG